AGTTCAGTTCCGGCAGTCCAATTTCCTGTTCTCAAGGCACAATGTTGAACATTATTTTTTTCCGATCCTATATTCTTATTTACATGAATAATAACTTTTTTACCATTTGTTGAAGATGGTTTTGCGTTAGTAGGAGAACCAACAACAACATATCTACCATTTGCATTTGAGGAGTTATACTTATCAGTTTTTGCATTAATACGATTTTGATTATTAGTATAAAAATCAATGATTATATTTTGTTTGGCACTATAGAAATTACTAAAACTTATCGGTTGATTATCAACTGGAATATTACTATTTGCATTTTTACCACAACCGTCTCTTGATAAGGAAACTTCACTTAAGTCACCTATATTCAAATTGTTCATTCTATACTTACCAAGAGATCGTTTAGAGTTTTGCCCAAATTCATTTTCAATTTCAACAAATGATAATGAATTCTGAGGAACTCCACCAACTAAATTTGCACCTTTAATAGCCATGATCCCTCCTTACGCTATAGAACAACACTTGTAACGGTCTCCCATTCAGTGCCATTATAAAATTGTAATTTTCTGAGTGAGGTATTGTAAATGAATCCTCCACCAAGTGTGCTTTCTGATGTTAGTTCTGCTGTCTGTCCTGCAGATACCAATGGTAGTAAAATAAATTTCTTAGTTGTGTTTACTCCAACAACATCTGAAACATCTAGTATACAATCAGGTTGAGTTGAACCAATACCGATTCTCCTGAATGCTGCATTTCCTGAAATACAATCCAACGCAACGGATTCTGTTATTATTGTTGTATTAATACCAACTTTCGCAAATGTAGAAATTCCTGAATCTGTGAATACATTTCCAGCAAGATCTCCTGTGACATTACCAGTTAAGTTTGAATTTATAGAAGAAACATTTAAATTTCCACCTATTGTTAGGTCATCTGTAACATTTGCAGCACCAAATACACTTTGATTTCCTTCTACAGATAAATTTCCTCCAATAGATGATGAACCTCCGACCTGTAAATTAAATTCAGGATCTGTAACACCTATTCCTAAACTACCTTGATTTGTAAGAGTTAATAATGGTGAAGTATTAGCACCTCTAAACCAATTAAAATTACCTGTATCAACACCAACTAAATTAGCATCTAAGTAAAAATTAACACTACCACTATCATTATTAACTAAATCTAGTGATCTCCTAGTGCTATATGGGAATCCTTCATTCTCATTACCATATCTAAGTGATGCAAAGTATGTTGATAATCCTGATGTTCCACCATTTAAACTCGCAATCTGCAATTCATTAAATACAGAGACTCCAGCTCCAATGGTTTTAAATTTTTCAATTCCATCATGGTGCAATCTTACTTCAGGAACACCACCTGGATTATTTGCTGTGATTGCTGCTTTAGATCCATCTTCATTTTTAAGATCAAATGTATCAGTTAGTAGAATTAAATTAGTGTTATCAAATGTTGTCCTAAAATCATTAGTATCTGGTTTATGAAACATTACTACTTCATTACTATTTCCAAATACTGCCTTTGCGTTATCATTAAAAAATACATGTGTTCCAAATCCGACTGTTGCACTAGAACCTACATTTATTTTACTACTAAATGTTGAGATGCCGGTAATATTTAATGAACCACTCACATCAACACCCGAATCAGTGGTTTCTAATCTTTTAATGTTATTAAAAAATAATGTTGTTGCAGATCCGACTGTAGCGGTCAGATATGATTTATCACCAGTTCCACTTCTTAATTCAAGATTATCAGAAATTATTTCAAATTCAGAATCAATATCACTTGTTAATTGATTAGCAGGTGGTGTGACGGTGGTATTGTGTGCAAGAGAAAAATCTGACGAATTTCCAAATACTACCTTTACGTTATCATCAAAAAATACATTTGTTCCAATACCGACTGTTGCACCTACACCAGTGATTATATCACCACTAAATGTAGAGGCACTAGAAAATGTTGTTATCCCCACTACATCTAAATTATCATCAATAATTGTTTGACCTGTCGCAGAATCGAGTGTAAGATTACCAGATGCAGTGTCTATCTCACCATCATTATCCGAGTTTGCTATTCTTATTTCACCAATGTGTGCTTCAGAAAATGGTTTTACAGATGATCCAATATACGCTCCCTCATCTTCATCAGGTAATATACCTGTCTTTATCTGTACTTTATCAGCAAATGTAGAAACTCCTAAAACATTTAGTTCATCTCTTACTATTAAATCATGAGTTGTTGTAAGTCCTGTCACCACCAATTTTGTTGAAACAGTTGTTACTCCACTTATTAATACATCACCATTTGTTATTCCAACACCTGTAGAATTTCTTGGATTTGATCCTATTTGTAAATCAAAAACTGGATTATCTGTTTTTATACCAACTTTCGCAGTAGTTGACAAAGATCCTGCTTGTTGAACAAATCCATCAGTTGCAATTGCAACAATTCCATTTAAGTTTCCAGCATCTCCAACAAATTTAGTAGCAGTTATAATTCCACTTGCAGCATCTATAATTATATTTGCCCCTACCGAAACGGCAGCACCAACATTCACACCTGATGTGGTCAAAATACCAGATATATCAGCATTTCCACGAACGTCTAGTGTCTTTGATGGAACAGAAGTGCCAATTCCAACGAGACCACCTTGAGTAACGACAAAATTGTCATCATCTACCTGTACACCATTTTGAAAATTAAATGACTTTGTATAATTAGACATATTTGTTTTTAGTTATTTATTTGTTTTTCAAGAGCATCAACCTTGGCAGATAATTCTTTTATTGCCTCAATCAATAATGGAGTTAATTTTTCATATTGAACTGTCAAAAATTCATTGTTACTTGGAGCAGGTTTAATTATCTCTGGTAATATTTTTTGAACATCTTGTGCTGATACACCTGCATGAGATACTTTAGTATCGAATCCTAACGATGCACCAGTCTCATTAAAATTAAATGTGAATCCATTTAGAGATTTAACTTTATCTAAAGCATTGACAATATTAAGTCTATTTGTTTTTAACCTATCATCAGAAGCAAATGCGACTACATCACCATCGAAAGCAGCTTCTGGTTGCCCATCACCATCAAGTTTAAATGTAGCTATGGTTTGATCAGCACCATCAGATTTTTTGGAAGCAATTCTCCATTGACCAAGATTGGTAGTCATCTGAAGAACTGCGATACCATCATTACCACCAGCTGAGTGAATATCTCCAGAATCTACAGTATCACCATTTAAGGCAATCCCTTTCTTACCAATTATAGTGTCTGTAACTGTGGCAAGTCCAGAGATATTTAAACCAGATGTGGTTGCTTGTGCCCTAGACGTACTATCACTATCAAATAATTCATCAATACCACTTAAGTTAGAAGCATCTCCATATAGAGAATCAAAATATCCATTGGCAAATCTAACAGTATTTGTTCCTATATCTATAGAGCTATCAGAATTTGGTAGTATATTTCCAGTAACTGTGGTGCTTCCAGTTATATTAATTCCATCTGTTGAGGCAAGTATTCTTACTGTATTTTCACTATCCACTAATCGATCAGAATTAATACCATCTAATGTTGATCCATCTCCAAAGAAGTTAATTGCAGTTACTGAACTACTCGCAGATACATTTGTCGCAGATACATTGGTTGCTGTTAAACTTTCAGTTACTGTGACTCCCGAATCAGATGTTTCTAATCTTTTAGTATCATTAAAGAATAGGGATACAGATCCACTTTGTTCAGCTGCTATTAAATTCGCATTGTCATCAGCATTATTCACCCTAAAAGAACTAGTTAATAATTTTAATTGCCCAACACCAGCATCTGCAATTACCGAATTGGTGCCTGAGTGATACACCTGTAAATCATTAGAATTACCGAATAATACCTTACTATTATCAGTAAATTTAATTGATGAACCAGAACCAACATTAACTGTTCCAGCAATACCAACACCACCATCAATGACTAATGCTCCAGTTGTAACATCGGTTGAATCTTTTTGATTATCTGATGGTTGTATTTTTACATTATTAAGTATGTTTATTTTTTCATTGAAAGTAACGGGACCATCAAATCTTGATAAAGAGGTGTTTGACTTACCACCCTCAACAAGTATTCTTTCCTTAACAGTGACCTCATCAAAAATCACACTTAATCTAGAGGCATCAGCTCCAGTAATTGTGGGTATTGGGACATCAAAATTAATTTCTTCACCGGTTGTTGCAGATTTTTTATTATTCCCTATATAAAAATCACCCTTATCGTTCATACCCGTATAAACAACAGCACCGGCAGATCTCTCTTGAGATTGAGATAAGAACTCTTCTTTCTCAGTTAATGTTTTTATCTGTACTTGTGGTAGAGCAGTCGAATAGTTACCAGGACCATAACCAAGATATTCAAATGTATGTCCGGAAGCTCTTAATATTGATGGTCTATGAAACTCGATTGGTAACGGTTTTATTTTTTGAATCAAAGATCCATTATCATGAACTGCTGCTGATGTTCCTAAAACACCTCTAATGACTGTTACTTTATCATCTTCTGATCCACTCAAACTATTTTTTGATACTCTCATTATCTCATCATCAATTAAAAGATAAGATCCATAACTAAATCTGTTTAATATGCCTGATTTATCATTTAAGAGAGTTATTCTTATCGTACTACTTGAGACAGTAGCACTTTCTGCCAATTTTCCAAATTCATTACCTGAAATAGGAATTCCTCTTACTGATAAATTTTCTGCGTCGATATCAGATGTCGAATTATTTGCAGAATATCCATGTTTAAGAACAAACCCATTTGATAAAGTACCATTGTCAAGATCGGTTATCGCAGTAAATACTGTCGTACTAATTCTTGATTTAACGATAAATGTTCCTATATTATTATTAGAATTATCATTATATTGAAATCTATTACCAACAACTAATCCATGAGGATTTGTTGAGGTAAATGTCGTTAAAGAGTTAGATGTTACGGCAGTTGATTGAACTGATGGACTAACAATAAGTGCGTATTGATCTGTGGTAATTTCATTATCACCAGTTGTTCTTGCAATAGCAATTGTATTTCTTGATGGGACTGAATGTAATCTGACGTGACTATCTGTTGTAATACCCGAACCAGTGAATTGGAATGTTAAATTGCTAGTTAAACCTGAAAGTAAACTAACACCAAGTCCAACATTACCTTGATCAAATTTATCTTTAATTCTTCTTTGATCATTACCACCACCAGATCCAATGATTGCTGCATCAATATATGCAACACTACCAGATTGATACCCACTTCCTGAATTGGTTATATCAACACTTACTATCGAACCACCTGAAATAATAACTGATGCTAATCCTCCATTCCAATTTGAATCGTCAGCAATACCTGTATTCGTTAGAATTTTGACATTATGAAATGTTCCATCATTAAAACCAGCGGTGACAGAATTTAATTTACCAGTTGATATACCACTCAAATCATGATTTTGAGCAAAAGTAACTGTGGATATACCACCAGATAATGTTGAGATATTTGTTATAGTTAAACCTATTCCTAATTTTTTGGTGATTAAATCATTTGTCTCACGAGTTATACTTTTTTTCAAATCATTTGTAGTAACATCACCTAATGGGTTTCTTAAGGCAAATGATTTTGAAGAAAGTGGATTATCGTCAGAATTATCACGATCTAATTGAGGGTATAAATCAACAACATTTTGACCATATTTTAGATCACTAAATTCACCTGAAGATGTAGTTACAGAATAACTTGCATTTGATGGTATAAGATGATATATACCATCTTGTTGATTTGGTATATGATCAGATATTTTAATATTCCTGTAAGTATAAATGTTAGATTTTAAATCTGTTCTTTCAAATCTAGGTGATGATGTTGCACTACTCTTATCAAATGAGTTTGTTACCGAAACTGGAATAATTCTACCAGGATTATATGTAAATGAAAGAGAATCTGGTATATTTTCAACTGTGAAAGTTCCATTAAATCCACTATTTGCTGCTCCAACGGAATTTGTTGTGTCAGTAGCATTTTTTATGGTAATTAAATCACCTTTATTTAAATTATGAGGTCTCTCTGCAGTAATACTTACAATTGAAGATCCATCAAAAGTACAAGAGGATATAAATCTTGGATTCCTATCGAAGAAAAAATCTTCCCTAGTTAATTCTGTGTCAGATGATTTGATAGTAAGGTCAATATCTGTTCGGATGCCAGTAGTCGTAGATTCTTGTAAAATAAAACTACTTTCTGGATTTTTTGAATTTGTAAGTTCTTTAGGTATAGTAACACGAAGTTTATAAACCTTATCATCAATACTCCTTGTATCACTTATTCTTTTAACAAATGAAATTTTAGTTCTATCACCAATACCAGCAACACCTCTACTTTCAATTTGTTGAAAAATTTCATTATTATCAGAAGTTGTAACATACCAATTAGAATTGTCACTGTCAAATTGTACTGGATGTCCAACTTCTCCGGATATTTTATCAACTACTCTACTTTTTGCTCTTAGATTTTGTCCTCCTATTACATCTAATTCAGAATTATTAAGAGCATTTTGTAATGAAGCAGCTACTTTGAAATTGACAGCATCAATTTTTATAACATAATATATGACTTCACCTTTAATATTTTCTGGCAAATCTCCTACATCACTAAAGAATAAAATTTTCTCACCTGTTTCAAACTTATGTCCTGTAGGAACGTTAAATATATTATCTGAGGGTGTTGTTAAAGTGATATTTTTTTCGGAACTTGTAGTTCCATCAGACATTAAGATATTTGATGAGTAAATTGTTTCCTCAATTTCAACAAATAACGGATCAATAAATTTTGCACCTATTTTAAAACCTTGAGTTAAAGCAGGTGGAGTATTTCCAATATCATCAAATCCAAATAAGTATAATCTATCTTTATTTGAATTATTTCCTCCCCCCGTAGATGTTGTGGTAGTTAGTCCCACATCAATTGATAACCAATCTATATTATCTACTTTATCATCAATAGATTTTGGTGGTATAATATGAGTTAAAAAAGACGTGTTATCAGAAGCAAAAGAATTCTTTTTGAATCCATCAGATATTAGTGCTAATTGTCCAAAGTTTGAGTTTGAGTTTGTTATAGATGCATCACCACCAGACAATGCCTCAAAATGTTTATTATATCCTATCGCAAATACAGATACTATTTGAAGAATTGCATCTTTTGATATTTTAATATGACATGTTTCCCATCCACTTCTATAGATTGCTCCTGAATCCAAGTGATATGCTGTTTCAGGATTTGTAGATGATGATTCTAATGCTAAATTATCACCAAATACTGGATTTGCATCATTACCCTCATAATCTCTATTTGATGGGATATACTTAACAAATGCACGATCATCTTTTTGAAGTGAGACCCCAGTAAATTGTGCGACAACCATTGAACGGAATCCAGATGCTTTGCTGCCATCAGCATGAAGACCATTCATTCCATAAACAGATCTCATTGATATGTTAAAGATATATGGTGAAGCACCTGTAACTGTATCAGTTTCTATAACCACTGTTCCACCTGGATTTCCTGAGGCATCACCAGGTGTCTGTAATTCCAAATCGAAATTTGGTAATGCGTAATTAAATTTCTTATTATTTAATGGATCTACAAAAGAAACTTTGGTTGAAATATTATATGCTTGAGGTGAAACACCTTTTATTTTAATTGGAGTTCCTACAGATAAACCATGTGGTGTCGTGGTTGTTACGGTCACTTTATTTGACGGAACACCTGGAATATCACCTGAAACAATAGTTTCAATGCTAATTGGATCATCAGCAAAAGCACCCACTATTTCCCATTCTGGTCTTTGTTTAGCAAAACCATCAGAATTTGATGGGAATTTTTGATCTATGTCACGATTTGATGCTGCATTATACGCATTTGATAATTTAGCATAATACATGTCAAGATCTGTCAATCCCGATCTGTCAAATAAATTTACACCATCGGCATATTCAAAAATAGTTAATTTATGATGTGAAAATACAGGTTTTACTGTAAATGCGGATCCAAAATTACCATTATCAGTGTAAACTAATTTATTTTCATCTCCATCAAAAACACTAAATTGCCAAAAATAGCAAGTACCAGTTATTCTGAAGATGGCACTTTTTGGATCTTTATCATATGAAGTTGTAGGATTAGGAACATATTTCGGTCTTATTCTTGTTTTTCTTAAATCTAATCCAACAATTGATGTTCCTCTTGGAACGATAACTCCACCATGCACGGAGTTAAACTTATATAAAATATTATTTTCTTGACTTAAATCAAAAGTTGAATCATTTGTTAAGTTAAAAATATTTGCATTAGGTAGCACCGCACCATTTGGTCCTGATTCAATTGCTTTGGCAATACCACTTTCATTCTTAATACCAAAACCTGGTCGGTTATCTATTTCATGTTGACCAGGCATTAATAATATAGTTGTTCTCTCAATCAAATCATTATCATTTCCTTTGACATATGAAAATCTTGCAGACTCTAAAAGTGCTCTCTGTATTGTTTTAAATGGTTTTGTTAGAGAATTACCTTCGTTTGTTATACTATCAGTCGCATCAATATCACTTGGACTAACATAAAGTATTCTTCCATCAACGTTCTTTAAAAAATTCTCTAATTTATTCAGGGGCATGGGTATCCTGACTACTTATACTATATTTTATTTATGTATGATCTGTGGACTACTTTTTTTCGGATAATTGAGCAAACTCAATTTTATCCTGTTCTAATTGATTACAAACATCAAGCACACGGAGAAATTCATCAGGTGTATCACATTCGACAAGTCTTTGCGAACCATTTTCACTAATTAAAAGAAAAGATCGAGAAGTCATGTCAACAACTATTCTTGTTAAAAAATCCTCTTTCATATACTGTTTTTCTTTATCTTACCACAGATCATAACAAAGTCAATATTATTTAGTGCTTTTGAGTTCGTCAATTTCACCCTTTAATTCCTTGATTGCCTCAATTAAAAGTGGTATAAGTTTCTCATACATAACAGCCTGAGTTCCATCATGCCTAGTGGTCGATATACCAGGTAGTCCAAGTGTAGCAATCTCTTGTGCAATAACACCAGTGTCATGATTTCCTCGTTTATCATCGGTTGATTTTTCATTCCATGTAAATGTATTACCACTTATTGAGGAAACTTTGGCAAGTGCATTTTTTATAGGAGATATATTATCTTTTAATCTAATATCAGAACGTCGGAATGCTGTAATGTCACCATCCACACGAAGATCACCGGTTCTTGGATTAACTTGAAGTCTACCATCATCATTTATTAGTAAATCTTCTGAACTTGAGTTTACTGCAAAAGTAAGATTACGAAAACTATTTTGATTATTGTTGGTTAAGTCTACATGACCATCACCCGAGCCACCAGTTATGGTAATAGTTTTAGTTGTACCATCACCAGAGGCAGTAACTACATCTCCAGTAAACTTTAATATTTCAGTGTTACCAGCAAGAACGGTATCTTCATTTTGTACCTGTAAACCAGGTATAGTAATTTCTTTAACAAAAGCAACAAATCCATTATTTTTTGCCTCAACACCTCCTCCTCTGAAATCAATAACTTGGGCACCAGTTGTCAGAGATACACCTTCATCCTGAACTGTAATCTCACTCGAATCAGCTCTTAAATCAGTTCCATCTATTTCTAATCCAGTGCCAACTGTTAAATATTTTAATTTATCAGCAGATTCATCATAAAATACGATTTTATCTCCAACTGCATCTTTGGCTTTTAAAGAAGCACCATCAAGTTCAAAAACTTGAGTAACTGTATCATCCAGTGTTAAACCACCCGCAGTAGCACCAGTAATTTTTAATTTACCACCATTAATTCGTTGAACTGTTACACTTCCTGAACCCTCAAGTTGAACATCATCATCATCACCCGATGTAGATAATCTCAAAAGAGGATCAAAATTTGTAGGTAAACCCTCATCATTTAGTGATGGTTCAACTGAAAAATCATATTTTGTGTCCGCATTAAGTCCCCATGCCCAGTCTCCACTTCCATCTGCCACTGGTACATATCCATCTTGACCAGTAGAATCACTTGAATCAACAATAGAATCGGGTTTAATTTTTGGTACAAATAATTGATTATTGTTTGGATTATATAATAAATTAGTATCAGCTGATATGGTTTGAACAGTGCTGTCTGGAGAAGATTCTACAAAAGTGATATGGTAACTGACATTTTCAGATGCAAGTGCTACATTAACTTTTTTAGCACTAGTTGCTTCTCCATCAATTTCACCATAAAATTTGTCTGCGTATACCTCTTCCCACGTTAAATCTGAATTACCGAGAGTATATTTGCTTGCTTCATTTGGTAATATACTGCTGTCAACCTTCGCATTAATGGTAAGAGTATCAGATGTTGCATTTCCAAGATCAGTATTACCAATAACTTCTAAATCCCCTGCTACTTTTAGATTATTTGATGCTTTTACAAGAGGTGCCGTTAATAATATATCATCACTTCCATCATTTAAGTTTGCAATTTCAAGTCTCGTTTTCTCACCAGTTTCTCCCTTCCTGTAGTAACGTATGTATGCCTCATCACCAGATCCACCAAATGCATTAGGTTTCCATTGAATACCAACACTAGAACTATTTCCTTCCTTTGGTTGAATCACATTTTCTAATTCAACCTTATCATTGAATGTTGATATACCTGACGTTACGACTATACCACCTTCTGTGACTCGTAAACCCTTTCCAGCTGTAATTATACCAACTGCATCTACATTTGTCACATTTTCATATTCTAAATCACCTGTAAGTCTTATATTACCATCAACAAATAACTCAGTTTCTGTTTCTGTACTTGTAAATTGTAATTTACTAGAAGTCTCTAACTTTCCAACAATGTCGTCAGCATTTTTAGTAATAAAAACAATCTCATTCTCTGCAAGATCTTGAACTGTCAGAGTGTTAATGACTGCACCACCTTGAATATTGGCTCCTTCATCGACATCAAGAATATCAATATTTGCAGTGCCATCAATATATAAATCTTTCCATTGCCTATTTGACAAACCCAAATCAACTGAATCGTCATTTGTTGGTATCAAAGAGCTGTCAAATCTACCTGTTGCAGTGATTGAGTCAGAACTATTATTACCAAGATCTACATTACCATTTACAACTAGATTATCTCGTATGTCTACACTGGCATTAATATCAACAGCACCTCCAAATGTTGATAAACCAGTTACCTCTAAACTTCCAGTAGTAAATACTAATTGAGTATCTACAAGTGTTCCATAGAATTTATCTGCATAAATACCATTCCATTGTTTTTCTGTTGACCCAATATCTTGTTCATTCGCAGTAGAACCAGGAAGTAAATTACCTTCTTTATCAATACTTAATTTTTCGTCGCCACCAGTTGTAAAACTTAAACTTCCTGCACCTTTTAATGTAGTGCCTCTATGGAACTGCATTCCCGCTATATCGGAATTATCAGTTTCATAAAATAATCCAAATTTACCCTGTGATGCACCAGTGGCGTTACTACCTGATTGATTTACAAATTGTATTCTAAATTTATCATCGTTTCCTCTCGTCATTATTGCCTGAATTTCATTGTTAGTATTACCACCGACATCTAATATTGCTTTTGGATCATTAATATTAATACCAACCTTTTCATCAAAAATTCCACGACCTTCAACTTTGACAACTGTGAGAGATTCAGATCCTCCAATTATAAATCCATCTTTGGAACTTGGTGCCACATCATTATCACCATGTCTATATCTGATATGACCTATTTCATTATAATCAGTATTATCAGTACTAAACCTAATTTGAGCACCATTAGTTGGATTATTAGTTTCTGATTTTATAAAAATTCCGTCATCATTTTTGAAAGTTGATGATGCGTTTACGGTGAGAGTATCTGAAGTCGCATTTCCTAATGTTGTATTTCCATTTACAACTAGATTATCACTAATGTCTACACTGGCATTAATGTCAACAGCACCTCTAAATGTTGATAAACCTGTTACATCTAAACTTGCAGTAGTAAATTGTTTTTGAACATCTATAAGGTCTCCGTAAAAATTCTGTGCATAAACCCCTAACCATTGATTACCCGTAGATCCAATATTTTGAGTTTTACCACTATCAGGAAGTAAATGACCATCGGAATCGATTTTAAGTCTTTCAACAAAGGAAGTCGAACCTTTATAATATCCACCGAATGTTATTTCAGAAGTTTTGTCAGCAGCTGTTGTATTAAAAAATTCTATTCGACCAGAACTTCTAGATTCATATGATTGTGTTGGAGTATCAGAATTACTGTATATAAGATTAGAGGATAGTCCACCTTTCAATGCATCTCCGTAACTATAAAGTCCTATTCCATTTTTATTATTAGATCCTGAATGAGTAGTGTTACCAGTAAATACTGTAACTGCATTAGTATATGTTGGAGCACTTGCTCTTACCTCAAAAATAGAATTTGGGTTTGCAGCGTTGATACCAACATGACCAAGTGATGTAATACGAACTGTCTCAAGAGATTCCGATCCACTATCACCACCACTATGAAAGGTCAGTGTATTATTTTCTGGAACTCTAAATCTTGGACCACCAGTATTTAATTGTATCTCTGGATTAGTATCAGAGAGTTTTATATTGCCAAATACATCAAGTTTTGTTGCTGGTTGTGTGCTTCCAATACCAACATCACCTAATATAATAGAGTTTTTTAAAAATAAAGATTCTTCTGAAAATGTTGAAAAACCAGTAACACGTAAATTTTTTGTTGTTGTTATACCAAGAACATTTAAATTTGCTATTGTGGCTATTCCTGTTACATCTAATCTCTCTACCGATGTTTCTTCAACTGCAATTTCTTCAGTGCCTATAATTTTTTTAATGTATAATTTATTCCAAGATCTAATATCATCTCCTAAATCATATCCTCCTACAGCTGCATCAACCTCTGGTATTAAACTAGAATCGACAGTGGTGCCCACCTGTAAACCACCTGTCATTGAGGTCATACCACTTATCTTCACACCTTCATTAGTGGTTTCAAATTTAAGATCTGTCGCATCTCCATTTGCATTAAAAAATAATCTTGAAGCACCCCCTTTTGTGAAATCTGCCAGTTGCTTACCATTTTCATCCTCAATCTCAATGGCATCTGCACTCATCAAGGAAATTTTCTTAGATGATCGAATAATACTCTGATCCGTTACTGAATCATGATATATTCTTAAATCATCGTCATTACCAAAAACTACTCGTTTATCATCAGGAATAAATACTGAATCTCCAAGACCAACAGTCGCACCAGCGGCTACGAAAACATTACCTCTAAAAGTTGAAAAACCAGATTCAACTGAAATTCCATCATTAAATGTGGATAATCCTACAAAAGTTGATAATCCAGTGACATTAGCACTACCAGCTGTTATGTTCCTAAGAACTATATCCTCCTTAACAAATAAATTATCTCCTACAAAAAGATCTCCCCCAGTTGTCGTAATGCCACCACTAGACGCAAGAGTAGTTGCACCACCAACAGTTAAATTTTTACCAACTGATAGTCCCTTTTCAATACCAATACCACCTTGAGTGATAATTGATCCGGTATCTTTTGTAGTTGAATCATCAGAATTATCGACAAATATTACATCATTAGCTGTTATTGTATTTGTTGCTGACTCTAAAATTAAATTCCCATTTGTTGACTCAATTTTAGTATCATTTATTTTTATTTTGTCAACTTGTAATTCTCCAGCGTATGTACCAACACCTGTAACAAAAATATTTTTTGTTGTCGTAAATCCAGTAACATTTAATTTATCTGTAATAGTTCCAAAACCAATAAGTGCATTATCCGCAAATAAACTAGTTGTGGTGGTAATTCCTAACGTTGCGATACCAGAAACATCAATTTGAACAAAATTATTTTCTATTGTTGTAATTTTATCTGATTGTATTTCTTGTGTTGCAGTAAATATTCCTGTTACAATCGCACCCGTTTCTGCAGTTTCAAATTTTTTAGCTCCTCCGTCGTGAAATAGACCGACTCCACCCGATTTTTCAAATATTGCTATATTAACACCATTCTCATCTTCAATCTCAACCTTATCACCACTCATTATTGATATTATTTTACTTTCTGCTTTAATAATAGATTGATCAGATGTTGAATCGTGATATATTTGTAGGTCTAAATCTGTTCCGAAAACTGCTTTTGCATTATCTTCAAATTCTAAAGCACTTTCGGATATGTCCCATTCAGCATTATAATTTGCTCCTTCAAATCGCACATCTGTCTCAAAATCTACTCCACCATTTTCAATAGAGGCAGATAAAATTCCTGAAACTCTCAGATCAGAAAATGTGTTTATTCCTGTAAATCGAGTATTACCTAAAACATCAAATAAAACTTTTGGTTGAGTGCTACCGAGTCCAACTCTATTAGTCGTTTCTACATACACAAAATTAGATGCACCGTCTAGTAATCCACTATCATCATGAAATTGTATATTATTAAACGTTCCACCAGCACCAACAGATAAAGTTTCGACATTTGTATATTCAAGACCACCAGTTTCATTTCTTTTTAGGACTTGACCATTTGCACCTTCATTATTATTTGCATCAAAAAACTTATTTTCTAAACGTATGTTACCTAATATGTGGAGATTTTGTGTTGGTGCAGTTGTTCCAATTCCAACTGATGCAACTCCCACTGTAGAATCATCATAATTAAAAAGTGTTGCTCCCCCAAAGTCTCCATTCTTATTAAACAACAGTTGTCCATCAGTTCCTGGTGGATCCACACTTAATGTTACTGCAACACCAGGATTCGATAACCCAGTCCTATTTCCAATAGCAGTAATAATATTCCCTCTAAAATCTAATTGAGTTGTGCTACTTAGTCCTCCAACTAATACTCCCTCCTCAAAAACACTAACTGAACCAGGTATAATTCCTCCCTCCACTGGAACCCAAAATCTTTCACCAGGAAAACCTTGGACAGAAATTATTTGAGATCTCTGCCCAACTGGTATATTTGGTGATGTCCCTCCTGCTGGTGGGTCTGCTAAATTAGGTTCAGCTTGCTCTAATCCAAGAAATTGATATCTATCAGTGCTTAGAAAAGCTTGACCTGTTCTTTTTACCCTTCCACTTAAATACTTTGCCATACTATGTTGCTGTACTATTCTCTAAAATACTACAGATAAATTCCATCTGAAGTGGCCCAACCAATCCACCTGTGGTTGTCGTTCCTACATTCACAGTAAAAGTATTAAGTCCAACAACTGTTATAGGTATATTATTACCATTTGCTGCAGGATCTGTTGATCTTGGATATGATTTTTCTTTAAAATAATTATCTTGAGAGCATTTAAATACAAGAGAATTATTTTCAAATTCTATTTCATCACCATTGGTTAAATTATGAGCAGATGAGGTTGTTACAGACAAAATTCCTGTATTTGAAGTATATGTTGTTCCTCTTCTCGGAGTAATTTTACTGTTTATTTGTGATCCTGTTTTTACAGTTATAGAATCTGGCAATGATCTAATAAATCTATGATCTGATGGTTTAAAAGTATGTGGTAAATTATTTACTATACCAGTGTTAGTTTCAAAAGTTTTTATCCCAACAACTCTTTCAACAAAAAATGATCTTTGAGGTGCAGGAAAGAGAGAACTTGTGATACCTGCAGTGGATGGGCATGAAAATACAATACCTGCCATTGTTATTTCCTGATCTTCACCTAGTCCATGTGGATCAAGTGTTGTAACTGTTGTCAAACCAGTGTTATTATCATATGTAACATTCTGTATGGTTGATATACCTGTTTGCACTCCAGAAATTACTATTGAATCTGATACAACAGCGGTTCTTTCTAAAACTAATCTTCCATCAATAAGAATGAGTGCATCATTTGGTGGTATTTCAACATCTTTAACAATTCTATTATTTCTCAAATTACCTGATGTGCTTGTTGCTACACTTTTTCTACGATGTGAAAAAGTAACAGTTGGGAAAGTCACACCTACTCCCACATTTGAAACTTGTGCATACAAAACAATCGCTGATGTACCAACATTTGCTTCAAATATTGTTTGTTCACCTGGTGCCACAGGAACTGCAATCGTTAAAAATTTATTTAGTGGTGCTACTGCCATTTATCTCAATGCTAATATTAATGGTGTTACTTCTGCTTGAATAGCTCTAGCAAAATCTCTTCCTCGAATTGTTGATGTTGTTTGATCAATTTGAATGCCTTCACCTATATCAAAGTTACCTTTTTGATCAGTAGAAGTAAATGGAATTTGTGCTCCATCAAGACTAACAACCTCATTTTCTTTAATAGGTATGGCACCCTGTAGAGGTGTCGCTCTATTTATATCTGTGCCCGTACCAACATATTCAAAGGAATGTGAACTCGTTAATATACGACTAATTCTCTGTAGAGAAAAAGGATCATTATCAAAAACTTCATATGGAATGAATTCGTTAAATGTAATTGTAGTTATTCCTGAACTTGTTGGCACAGTTGCTGATTCAATAGTAAAATATATTGGTTCCATAACAGCAGTTGCTAATCCAGTATTTCCCTCAATATCAACCACTATATTTTGAGAGGATAGATAATTTCTACCCTGTGCAACCACATTGATACTCTGAATTGTTCCTGCAGCACTTACATTTGCAGTTGCCTCAGCGATAATACCCTGCGGACCTTTAGGTGTCGTTGTTCCATCAACATCTCTTATGAGAATACTTGGAGGATCAACTGCACTGTAACCTGATACATCTGTGCCAGGTATGACTTTTACCTCAGATAATTTCTCAAGAGGTTTTGTTATTCTACCACTTCCTGTTGTATCGGGATAATTATCTAAATCAATTTGGAAAAATAATGCCTGTCCATCAAATGGTCTTCTAACAACTCCTGTGAATGGTGGAACTGGTGATCCAGTTGAATCATCCCTTACTTCTGCACACACAATTGTATCAGTGTCTGGAGTATTACTTGAAATTGTAAGACCAGCAGGATTAAAATTTGTTGCAATACCTGTGAATTGTGTTGAACCCAATCCAACTGCTACTAATCCAAAATTACCAAAGGATGAGTTAGAGTTCGTTAAATCGCATTGTGCACCACTTGATGCAAAAATTGCAATATCAGTATTAATAGTAAAAATTGAAACTAACTGTGCATAAGCATCATTTGTAAGAGAAACACCGATACCATTTTCATTATATTGAGTGAATGAGTCACAGACCATAGATTTCAAATCAGCACCGAATGTTGAGGCAGTAGCATTATCACCATCTATTTTCATACCAATACTACTTGTCATAAAGTTAGTGCAGTTTCTCACATATGGTGATCTCCATCTTCCACTTGGTCCTTCAGTTGCAGGACCAGGTTCTGTGTAACCAGTTATGGCACTATCAGATCCTGCAGGAGGTGGAAATGCCACACAAGCAGAACCTGTATGATCGACTCCTACATTAGTGCCACCAAAATTTAAATTTTCAATAAGACATCCTCTTCTCACATGAAAAATGTCTTTATTTGGATTACCTGCTTGAATAATAACTAATCTCAAATCTTCCCCAGTTACTGTGACATCAGTTCTTAAACCAATCGGATTATTCTCAATGTAAATACCAGGTCTTACCTTAATCGTATCAGTCTCTACAGCAATTGCAGCTGCTCCCCCAATTGTTGCCTTTGCATCACCCTCTAATAATCCACTATTTGTATCACACCCATTTTTTGATACCCATATAGTTCTTTTCGTTTGAACACCAGACGGTCTCCAAGAAACTCCAGTGCCAACTGATGATAGTCTATAATCAGTCTTACAAACACCTACGGCACTTGAAAATCCATTATCATCATTAATATCTATTAAAGGACCATCTAAATCAACAGTGCTGGTAAATGTAGAGAAACCAGTTGTTATCACATCATCTAAATCTGTATGTCCATCTACATCTAAATTTTGATCTACATTTAAATTTTGTATTAAGTTAACATCTCCACCTATATACACACTTGATCCAATACCAACACCACCTTTTACTATTAATGCACCAGTTTCTATATCAAAACTCTGCGATTCATTTTTTATACTTGTTATTCCAACAATATCAATCTTTCCTTGTATATCAGTATTACCGGTATTTGAAAATATCGTAAACTTAATATCTGATGTAGCATTTTGTATTTTAAAAGTTTTATTATCTGCCTTTAAAGCAACATCATTTAAAAACAAAGATTCACCATCTACATCCAATTTAGATTCTAAAGCTACATCACCCCCAACATATAATCTTTTTGCTATTCCAACACCACCAGATACAAGAAAAGGTGCATTAGTAATGCTTGTAGCATCAAGCGCATTATTAAAACGAACATTACCAGTATCTCCAACATCAAGATCTTGATTCAAAGTTGTATCACCATTAACATCTAATTTATTGTCAAAGTCAACATCTTCTTCTACATGAAGAGTTCCATTAACATCAAGATCTGCGCTTGGATTACTATTTTTTATTCCAACTTTAGTATCTCTGTAAATAGATGCAGATGCTCCTGTACCAGAATATCCCCACAAATCACTAGTAAATATAGTGGCAACACCGGTAGCACTGGTTGCATCTCTTGCTGTCGGTACTAAAGTATCAGTGCCAAGACCAAGACTATTATTCTGTATAAAGTTTAATATAGTGAATGATTGTCCAGCTCCAACTGCACCACCTTGTGCGGGTGTTGGCACAAATACCGACTCATCCATGAGGAATATACCCTCGGAGAAATTAGGTTCAATTGATACCCAAGTTATACCATTAGCATCTTTACTTAAGAAGTTGCCAGGAAGACCATCAAGATTCCTAGAGTCAAATATTTCGTTTTCGATTCTAACATTATAAATTGTATGAAGACTTTGTGTGGGTAGAGTTGTTCCAATTCCTATAGAATTACCACCACCTACATGAATACTACCATCAATATCAAGTTTTATTTTTGACCTATCAATTTTAATGGGATAATTTTGCCTATCTCCATTTCCATCTATATAAGTTCTTTCGCTTTTATTTCTTTGATCAATTGGAAGATGTGAATCATCTATAATATCTCGAACAGGAATAGTTGATCCGATTCCAACTCTTTCAAAAGATGTGGTTGTGACACCTGTAAAACTAACATATTTGCCTGTTATATTTAAGTGACCGTAAGATTCTTTAACAACATTTCCAAAATCATCAATTCTTGTGTTGATAGAGGGTATGAATGCAACACCAACGGGGTTATCCTCAACTATTGTGCCAAATACTCCTATCTTTCCTTCAGTCTCATCAGGAATAACTGGAAAGTCTACACCTGTGCCTACAGTTCCCTCATTGATAGCATTAACGGAAACAGATCCAAAATCAGAAACTTTAATTGTTTCTAATATACCAGCTCCACTATAAATTTGTCCAAAACCAATCACTGTTCCACTTTGAGCAGTTGTGATTCCAACAAAATCTGATTCACCTAAAACATCTAAATCTTGTCTTATTAATAAATTCTCAATGTCAAGATCACCCGTTATATCAAGTTTACCGGCATCTATTCTTGTAAAATTTCCAAGTAATAAATCACCTCTAAGGTCAATATCTTTAAGAAAGATTACATCTTCATTAAATTGAGCTTTATTACCTGTAACTGTGATATCTGACATTATACTGGAAAATTGAAACCTGTTGGAAGATTAATATTACTTGGTAAAGATTGAGTTGCTGATTGTAATTGGTCAGTGAATCCTCCCACGTCAATATTAGATAATTGACTTTGAATGTCGGATATCGGTAGATTTTCTGTTATGTTTGCTAAATCACCGATTCCAGACAATGCACCAACATCTGCGTTTGCTAAAAAATCCATTCCAACCTTGGTTGGTGCAAATACTTGTTGAATAAAACTTCCAGAAGTTTTCTCAATTAAATTACCTAGTAGTCCTCTCGCATCTATTTTATTTGCATTTAACAAAATTCTTGCCCCCGCATTAAGATTTATATTTCTTCCAGCTTTTAAATCTATATCAGAATCAGCTTGAACCTCAATACTACTACCTTTTATTCTGACTCTACCATTTTCATTGGCTGTAATTGTAATATCACCTTTCTTTGTGCTTATTTGAATATCAACTTCACCAGCTTGTCGATTCAGTCCACCTATGATTTCAATTTTACCATCATTATGAATATGATAAGTTCCCCCCTCACTTAAAGCACATAATTGTTGTTCTTTATTATCAGTGACTGCATAAAGCATATAAACCACAGAACCTCCATCACCCATTTGCGGATTTGCAGTATCAATTCTAAATTTTGGTCCAAAAGAATATACTTGTCTTCCTTCCCAGTTTTCATTAGGTCTAGTCATTAATATCCTCCATATCCACCACCACCTGAAGGTGGTGTACTTGGTGGTGTACTTGGTGGTGGTGTACTTGGTGGTGTACTTGGTGGTGGTGTGCTTGGTGATGGTGTGCTTGGTGTTTCACTCGGTGTTGTTGGAACATTAGTTGTTGGTGTAATATTTGGTGTGGATACTGCAGAATCATTAATCATTGTAGAGGTTGATATTCCTGAAGATATTCTTTGTCTTAAACTTTCAGCAGGTGTATCATAAATTACATCATGTGGTGTATCTACATGAACTGCACCAACCATTTTAACTCCTCTTTTAGGATGAAGATGAAATGGTCCTGAATAAGGTTTTCCATTTACATATCCGACTATGAAATTAGTTTCAGGTCCGACACAATCAATTACTTGAATAATATCACCTTGAGGATCAATAGATAATTCTTTAATTATTGGTTTAATTAATGCACCACTACCTGTTAATGATTCTATTATTATGTTTGGTTTATTTGTAATCGCAATATTATTTATCGGTTGAGCTGAGATAATTCTACCATTACCTATAGTAACATTATATTCTAATCCGTTACTATCGGTTATAGTTGCGTCTTCATACCCTGATCCTGAATTCACCACGATAGTATCAACAACACCAACTGGTGTGCTATCTGATGATATAACATCTGATGCATCATTTCCAATGGGATAATTTTCACCCTCAGAAATAATATCCACTGATATAATTTGTCCGAATGTTGGTGAATTAGAATCTGAATCAATGTTTGCTCTTGCGATAGCACCATATCCCAATTGACAAGGATCACTAATACTTACTAGAGGAGGTTTTACAAGATATCCAGATCCTGGATCTGTAATCTCAACACCAATGATACTTGCAGTCCTGCTTACATCAGCAGTAACTTGTGATAAATCAGGTGTATTTTCAACAAATTCTCCTAATATAAGTTTACCTAATCCACCCTCACCATCACCACCAAAAAATGTTATGCTTGGAGAATCACAAAATGAAGGTTCAGCACATGTAGGATTTGGAAATGATGGAGTTCCAGATGAAACTGAGTTAAATGACTGTGTAATATTACTTACTGTATTCAATAAATTTGGCACGGGAAATGACCCAGATCCCACTTTTTGTTTTTTAACTTTACCAACGCATTTTGATTTATTTTGATTACAATCAAATAAACCACCAATGGAGGTAAACATATCTGCAGAACTTAATAGGGAGTCCTGCACTTTAAAAGTTCCCGGTAAAATACTACTTAATCCACTTAAAGATTCGGATAAGTCAGATGAAATTTGATTTGATATTTCATTTAATAAACTACCTGTAAATTGTTCTGCAACACAATCTCCAGCTACCATCGAATCAGCTAAAAACTTTCCTAACAAACCTTGTATTGTAGAGGATAACCCTGATTGAATTTTACCAGGTAAACAATCTAAACCAGATTGTAATTTTTTTATAGGACCTATCATTGCTTTTTGTGCTGCGATTGCAGCTAATTCAGATCCTGTTGCAGCTAAAACTGACGAATATAATGATTGTAATCCTGTTGATAATCCTGGTATCATATTTGTATATAATTTACCCATCATGTTGTTCACCAACCCATTAGATATTGTTTCTAAACTTTGAGTGGCGGATGCAATATCAGTGAATAAATTTGTCGTTGATGAGATATTTGAAGATAAATTTGTAAGCACACTTGATATGTTATTAAAAATACTGTCATCACATGTGTCTGCTACAACCTCCTCAGATCCAAAAGCTTTAGATGCACTTATTTCATCACCAGTTGGTTTTCTTAAAACTGGTGATTTTAAAGCATTACTATTTGATTCATTTGCCTCACCTTTGTCTAATGTTCCATCACCCGTGGGTACATTTTTTGTCCATCCAGTCGATGGAGCAAATCCATCTTCAGGGTCTGGTGCATCTTGCGATACATCATTAGTTCTTCCAAGTGCTCCCATAATAACAGGCACTTGTGCGTTATTTCCATCAATAAAAAATCCTACAACTGAATCACCCGGACGATATTTAACAGTTTGACCTTGACCTGCAGCACCAGTTCCTGCTGTTGCAGGGAGAAGAGCAATTGCCCATGGTAAATCAGCATCCTTTAACTCACTTTTACCACGGGGATGATATCCAATGATTCTAACTTTAAATCTATTTCCCCACCCCTCACCAGATACTTGTTTCCCCTGTGCCTCAATTGGTGCAATTTTACCTATCCACCAAGTAAATCCATCTTGACCTATAAAATTAGTTTTGAAAAATGAATCTTGTAACATATTATCTCCCGAAAGTATCTCTAGCTAATGTCATTGATGAAACAGATTTTTCTGGATCAAAATGATGAACAATTGATTGTATTAAGTATTTACCACTTATCTCTTCATCTTTAACATTTTTTTCTTTCAAAGAATTTTTAAAAAATACACAATCAATCACATCACCTGCATCTAAATCTGTATTGCACGGAACAGAGATTTCTACCTTTTGAGTTGTTAAAATATTATATCCACTAACAGACTGAGAGAGGTATTTTTTAGGATCAGCATTCTCTTCTTTTGATACATTAGGTTCAATCGTTCCTACATCTAATACTTGAGTAAATGTTCTTGATGGTTGTGTAACTATATCCTCAGGCAGAATATCTTCAATTTTTTTACCACCAAGTGTTGTTTTGCTTTTTGATTTAAAAACTTGACCTGTTACTGAAAAATCATTTGGATTAAAAAAGAATCTACTGCTTGAGTATGCTCCTAATCTCAATTTGCGAATTATATCTTGATTTTTATCTATTTTATAATTAAGCATCTTCAAATCTAAGGATGGTAAATCTGGTGTTGGTTTAAATGTTGAAGTATTGTATTGAACTTGAGAGTAAACAAATTTAGACTTTGGTTTTTGATTTATTAAATTAATTATTGATTTGAATTTAAATCCACTTTTTGTTTGAAAGAAAACAAATCCAGATGAACTATTATTTTGTGATTCTTCAGGAACTGCTTTTGTTGCCAACCATGTTAGTGTTTTAAATGGTTTCTTTAAATTACCTATAAAAGAATATTTGTTTTGTGTAGGATCTATATCAATTTTGTTTTTACTTATACCTAAAATCTCTGTTAGAATAGATGTAACTGATTGTTTTATTGTTCCAATATATTTTTTTGATACACTTGAAATTTCATTTGTTATTGCTTCTCTGGAGGACAAAGTGAGTAAAAAAGACTCTCTCTGTGAACTTGATATAACATCAGATATACTTGTCACAAATAAATCCATATCTAAACCAGATCTATTTTTAACTTGTTCAATAATTTTTATTCTTACTTTTTCACCACCTCGTAATGGTAAACCATTATAGACCCCTTGATCATTTATCACATTTCCTGTGAGTGAAACTCTCATTTTAGCTGTTACAACAGGAGATAATATATTTTGAAAAAACTCAAATGACACAACACCAAGTCTTAGATCAACAGTGTTATTACCATCATTAGACGTTATTTCAATAACTTTATATGATGCTGGATCCTTTGCTGCCATTATAAATCTCCTAATTTAGTAAGTAAAAGGTCATTAACTTGTTGTGATTTTTCCTTCACAACTATCACTTTTTCAGATGATTGAGGTTGCATCATGTTATTATTTTTATTGTTGCTTTCATTATTTGAATTAATCACAACAGTTCTCCTTTTTCGTTTTCCAAATTGATTTATATTGTTTATAGTTGTCATATTTTTATTATTTACTACTGATTTATCTATTTCTATTGTCTTACTTATCTTATTTACTGATAAATTTCCCCCTCTTGGATCAGATTGTTGCAATGAACTTGCATCAGGAGTGTTATCTTTAAAATTTTCTAAACTTATATTTAATCCACCTTCTTCATTTAAAAGATTAGTATCTGTTGATTCAAAACTTTCTTGTATAGGTCTAGTTGTTGTTGCAGTAACTTCATTTCTTCCCGATAGTCTATCTTCGTATGCGAATTTTTTGATTTCTAATTTGGATTCTGCAAACTCTAATCGTCTCGCATTTGCTTCAGTTCTTTTTTCATCAAATGCTGCTTGTCGTTTTGATACTTCAGATTGTGCTGCTTCGTATCCACTTTTTAATTCTTCAAGTGTTTGATCTCTTTTTTCTTCTTTTTTTTCTTCCTTTTCATCTTCTTTTTCTTCCTTTACATTTTCAGGATCAAAATTTTCTAGATCTTTTTCAGTTTCACTTAGTGATGTATCTATTTCATCTTGTAATTCTTTTTTTGATGACTTTAAGTTTGTGGATGCTATATCTTCATCAAGTTTTTTAAATGGTTGAAACAAATTACTAAAAAATTTTTTTATATTAGGTATTATATTTTTAAGAAATTCTACGAATCCTTTTATTTTTTCAATAATATTTTCGATTGCTTTTATAAATTTTGGTATATTAACAGCTAACCAACCTAAAAATAATTGTTTTATTGCCGACATAATATTAGATCCAAATTTTTTAGGATTAATTTTTTTATTTTTTTTCGGTATTGTAGGATTATCTTTCTTCTCTAAATTTTGTTCTTTTTGATTTCTTTTTTGTTTTTCTAATCTTTTCTTTTCAAAAATAGATCTAATCTTACTTGTACCTTTTTTTATAGTTTTAGATTTTTGTATTGATTTTTTGACACCACTAATTATATTTCCAGATTTTGAAAACATTGACTTGCCTATTTTAATTACCGACTCCTTCATGCTAAGTTAAACTCCGATTGGGTTCCCACAAGGTACATATTAGAATTATCTTCTGATGCAAAATTGATTATATCCTCTTCAATTTCACCATAATCAGGTGAACCCATTGTCTGACTTTCACCTACGTTTTGATTTTGTGATCCATCAATCACCACCACTTCATCTTCAGGTGCTCCATAATCATATATTTTCTCATTTTTTTGATTTACTTTAGTTGCATTTGTTGTAATTTTAGAATCTATTTTTGAAGTTTCTTCACCTTCACCAGTGGTGGATTTTTTAACATCTCTTGCTATATTTGCCACATCAGCTGCAGTTGATATTGCTGTGCCAACACCAGGCACAGTTGATGCAACACCTGAAATTAGTTCAAGACCTGCTCCGAGTAAATCACCTTTTCTTGCTCTGTCAATCGCAAATGCAGTTCCTAAAACTAAACCAACAAGTGGTATTTTTTTCGCAAGTAATTTACCAGTTCCCTTTTTAACAGCACCTTTTGCTACATTTTTACTTCCACTTTTAAGTAATGTTTTACCAAGATTTTTTCCTTTTCCTGCTACGTTTTTTGCTATATTAAGTCCCTTACCTCCTATATTTTTTGCTATGTTAAGTCCTTTTCCCCCTATATTTTTTGCTACATTAAGTCCTTTTCCTCCTACACCTTTTACTACATTAAGTCCTTTTCCAACTATGTTTTTACCAAGATTTTTTATTCCTTTACCCAAATTTTTCAACGCACCTGTTGTGGCTTTAGCAAATTTTCCACCTATCTTACCAAATTTTTTAATCATGAAACGAGTGAATGATTTACCAATTCCTTTTTTATAGATTTTTAATAATTTAAATAAACCTCCCTTCGCTATGAACATTAATCCACCAACTGCTGCAAGTCCAAGAGCAACATTTTTTGCTATGCTCCTCAACTTCTCCATATTACCTTCTTGAAAGGCTCTAAACGCTTGTATTCCTTTATCAGTCAACCATCCAACAAATAAAGTTGTAAAGGCACCTTTTAATTTTTCTAAAAATCCTTTTACTTTTTTAAACCTTTCGACTTGAGGTTTTTCCTCTTCAACTTGTTTTTCTGGTTCATCCCCTGCTTCCAGTAATAATTCTTTTTTAGCTAGTTTTCTCTTTTCATCTAATTCAATTTTTTCTTTCAGTTCTTCTAAAGTTTTTTTCCTATCTGATTTCTCCTCATCAACAATAAATTTTTGAATTTTTTCAATACTTTTTGATACATCATGTATATATTTTTCAATTACACGAACTCTTTTTGAAATACTATCAGGACTATCATCAACTGCATTTTCTACATCATTAGGATTATATTTAACAATCGGTGCAAATCTTGACAATTCATTACGTCCCATGAATTTATTAAAATTCACTTGTCTACTTTTAAATGCAATATTAGGATCTGGAGTTCCTCCCCTTGCTTTTATTAATGCGTTTTTATATTCCGGATCCGTTCTTGCTCTAGCTGCATCAACTGGAGCTTTAGGATCAAATGGTTTTTGTGGTTTTTTAGTTATTCTAGCCACTTTGTTGTTGACGTTTTAAATTTTCCTCTTCAATATACTGTTGTAATAATGAAATATAAATTTCCTTTTCCCAAGGAATCATATTTTCAAGTTCAGTTATTGAGTATTTATGATGTTGCATCAAGGCAAAATTCAACTTATAGTATGACTCAAGACTTGTATGAGCCATACCTACTCGAAAAAATCTGATAATCCCTCTAAGATTATTTTATTTTTCACATTTGTTTTTGGATTTAATACCTCAACAGTGTATGACAATTTAGGCATAGAGTCAAAGAAATACTCAACCTCTTTAAATTGTTTTGAATTAAGTTGTTCTATAAATTCTGTAAGTTCTTTTTTTGAACAATCAGACGCAGACCATGATTCTTCTTCATTATACACTTGATCAATACATGATGTGATTAAATCAAATGATTCCTTTAATCCCACCTCATTTGGATTAAAGTTTGAATTAATAAATTGTGAGAGAGATGGATACTTCATTCTCATTTTTAAATTATCATCCAGTATAATATCCTTTGTGTGTTTAGAGTCTTTAACGATTTGTATGTCATCAAGAGGAATATTTACAGCAACTTTAGTTTTATTATCATCTGGACAAGTAACTAATACTTCTACCTCTTCACCAACTGATTTTCCTCTTATATTTAAGAACAAATACTCCATATCAAAGGTTGATAGATGATCTACTTTTACACCTCTTGTTAAGATACAACCACTAATTACATCCTTAATCGCATTGGTGATTTGTTTTATATCCTCAGACTCTAGTGCAATAATAAGTATTTTTTCTTCTTTTACAAGAAATGGTCTGTATCTTATCTTTTTTCCAGTTGACGGAAGAACCAATTCATAGGTCGGTGTTTTTATTTTGGGTAATGGCATAATAATATCAAATGTATTTTATTTATGTGAGTAATCGAAGTAAAGATGAAGTGAAATTTTCACTGTTTCCAAACTGTCTACTTAAACTTGTAGATTTTCCACAAATGTATCTTGTATACGCAAACTCCACACTCATCTTTAAAGTATCAGATGATCCATATTGAACAGGAACAGATGACATGTTTCTAGGGAACATCTCATAAAATGTGTACTCTATTGAGTCCTTATAATCACGATCAAACTTAACTAATTTTATTTTATCACATTTATATCCATTTGCTGGATCTTTGGGATATCTCATTCGATAATAATATCCATCTTGATCCTTTGAAACACCTGAGTTCTCTGAACCATTTGAAACATAGTCCATCCAATGTTCCATAAACTTCAGCATTTTATACTGTTTATCAACATAAAAATCAAGATTAATTGTTGTAAATATTCTACTATGAACCATGGGTTCAATCACACCCATGAAATTACCTCTGGTCTCTGTAGTTGCTAATTGACTTCCGGGTAAAGAAGCATTACTACACAATAAACCTGCGTTTCTCAATACAAAAGCACGATCAACATTCTTACTACTCAAAAATCTTCTTAATCCCTCTGACAATCCATCAAAAGATAGTTCGTAGTGAGATGTTTGTGCAGTATTTGCAACTATTCCAATATAATCAGTTATTTTTCTCTTTGTTATCATTAAACTAAATAGTTTGTATATTTATATTTATGTATGTCATATAAGGGTAAATATCAACCTTCATATCCAAAAAAGTATAAAGGTGATCACACAAATATCATTTATAGATCTTTGTGGGAAAGAAAATTTATGGTTTATTGTGACACAAATTCAAATATTTTAGAATGGGGTAGTGAGGAGATAGCATTACCATATAGATCACCACTTGATAATAAAGTGCATCGATACTTTCCAGATTTCTATATAAAAGTAAGAGAAAGTAATAACAAAATTAAAAAATATATTATTGAAGTTAAACCAGCAAAACAAACTATAGAACCCAAAGTCAAAAAAAGAAAAACAAAAGGTTATATCTATGAAGTGCGTGAATATGTTAAAAATCAAGCAAAATGGAAGGCAGCAAAGGAATTTTGTAAAGATAGATTATGGGAATTTAAAATAATAACAGAAAAAGAACTAGGAATAAAATGAATAGTTTTCCAACCGATGATAATAGCAATCGTATAAGAGGTGTTGTTGGTAGTATTATCGGCACAGAGGATGCAGATGATTTGATGGTAAATTTAATGGAGGCAGTCACAGATTCTAGCACTCCAGTTCCAGATATTGGTAAGTATTATATATTTGTATATAATCCGAAGACTCCAAATATAAGATACGATCAAAATCCTCTTGTTGCAGTCACTGATATTTTCCAATGGGGATTTCGTGGTATCAACCTACACATGGGTGGATATCGTCAATACACATGGACAGAGGTTGCAGGAAACCTTTATGAAATCTATCCAGATGAGTTAGCAGACGTAAGAGAAATACCTTTTGGCAAATTCTTACTAAATAGTTAAAAAATTAGGTCGATAATGTATAATCTTAATTGGCAAGATCAAAAACAATTTAGCAAAAAAGAAATAAATAAAAGTTTTGGTGGTTCTGCAGCAACTGGTAAATTATTTAAAACAAACCCTTTTGGTGGTAAGACATATGCTGAAAGTATAAATGTCTTAGGTAGTGCAGGACCTAATAGTTCAGGATCTGCTGGTAAAAAATCAAGTGTTAGAAAACCTTCTCAAACACTAAGATATCCAAACGCACAAATTACAGATAATACAGACTACTTAGAAATAAAGGTTGTAGAATACGTTCCCACTGGAAATCCAAGTAATTTTGATTTTAGTCAAGACCTTATACCGAATAAGGAAAGTAGAGCACAGTATGGATCATCTAATAGTGTTTTTAATGTAAAAAGAAGTTCTGATAATTATAGTTCTAATAGAGAGAAAACATTAGGCACCGTTTTATTACCAATTCCTCAAAGTGTTATGGATAATAGAGGAGTTGCCTGGGGAGAGAGAGAATTAAATGGTTTCGCAGCTGCAGGTATAGCTGCAGGTATGGCAGGTATACAATCTGATGGTGTTGTTGGGGGTGCTGATAAATTATTGAAAGGAGGATCAAACGCTGTATCTCAATTATTCAAAGAGGGAGGAGTTTCACAGGATGCTGCCTCTTCATTTTTTGCAGGTAAGGCAGCTAATATCCTTGGGGCTAATGTAAATCCACAAGAGATAGTAACCAGAACTACAGGTCAAGTATTAAATCAGAATTTAGAACTATTGTTTAAAGGTGTTGAATTAAGACAATTTAATTTTGAATTTACTTTAACACCAAGAGATGTTACTGAATCTAATACTATCAAACAGATAATAAGACTTTTCAAACAAAATATGAGTGGAAAGAAAAATGGTGCGAATAATGCTGGTGGTTTATTTTTGAGCAGTCCAAATATATTTAAATTATGCTATAAAACTGGTGGCAAAAAACATGCATATTTAAATTCATTCTTTCCAATGGCAATGAAAAAAATAGAAGTGAACTATACTAATGCAGGTACTTATGCAACTTATGAAGATACAACTCCTGTCAATATGAAAATGACTATATCTTTACAAGAAATAAATCCAATATACAATGAAGATTATGATACTGGAGACGGAGCAATAGGAGTTGGATACTAATGGGTTATTTTTCAGAACTACCAAATTTACAATATCAATCACCATTTTCTGATAGATTATCAGACTCATCATACGTATTTGCAAAAAATATTTTTCGTAGGATGAAAGTCCGTGATGATTTACAAAATGTATTTACTATTTTTAATAAGTATCAAATAATAGATGGAATAAGACCTG